ATCAAAATTTATGGGTTTGGGAATCACCTGATTATTCTAGGGATTATATGGTAGTTGCTGACGTATCCAGAGGCGATGGAAAAGATTATTCTGCATGTCATGTTATTGATACCCAAAATAATGTACAGGTAGCGGAATATAAAGGCCAATTAGGCACTAAAGAATATGGTCATTTACTAGTTGGTTTAGCTACTGAGTACAATGAAGCTATGTTAGTTATAGAAAATGCTAATATTGGCTGGGCAACAATACAGGTTGCTATTGATAGAAATTATCAAAACCTTTATTATTCACAAAAGAGTGGAGAAGCAAATGCTAGTTCGTATTTTGAACGATATCAAGATAATTCTAAAAAGGTGGCTGGTTTTACTATGTCATCTAGAACTAGACCTATGGTAATAGGTAAATTTCAAGAATATCTAGGAGATAAAGGAGTAACAATACAATCAAAAAGGTTAATAGAAGAAATGAAAACTTTTATTTGGCGTAATGGAAGACCTGAAGCACAATCAGGTTATAATGATGATTTAGTAATGTCTTTTGGTATTGCTATGTATATTAGAGACACAGCACTTAAATTTAGACAAAGAGGAATTGAATTAACTAAACAATCATTAAATAACATGTCTACTGGCCAAACTAAGTATGTAGGTGGTTATCAAAATAACCCTAATTTTAAAAACCCATATGAAATCAACACCAGAGATGGTAAAGAAAACATTGATTGGTTATTATAATAATATTTATAACAATAATAATATATAAACATGGCAAATACTAGTGTATTTTCAAGATTAAGAAGATTATTTTCCACTGATGTAGTTATAAGAAACGTAGGAGGTAATCAAATAAAAACAATAGACTCAGGCCACATTCAAACTAGTGGTGAGTATGAAACTAATGCTTTAATTGATAGATTTAATAGAGTATACTCTACTGCACCTTCTTCATTATACGGTGCTCAATTTAATCTAAATTATCAGTATTTAAGAACTCAATTATACTCGGAATATGATGTAATGGATCAAGATGCTATTATAGCTTCAGCATTAGATATTCTTTCTGATGAATCTACTCTTAAAAATGATATGGGTGAAGTACTTCAAATTAGAAGTTCTAATGAAGATATTCAAAAAATATTATATAATTTATTTTATGATGTACTTAACATTGAGTTTAATTTATGGATGTGGATAAGACAAATGTGTAAGTATGGTGACTTTTTCCTTAAATTAGAAATAGCTGAAAAATTTGGTGTTTATAATGTTATTCCTTATACTGCTTACCATATTGAAAGGATAGAGGGAGCTAATGTAGACAACCCAGCAGAAGTAAAATATAGATGGAACCCAGATGGATTTGCAGGAGGTTCTTATGGTTATTACAATGTACCTAATACAGGACCAGATGATAGAGGAGGAATAACTTATGATAATTACGAAATGGCACATTTTAGATTTGTGGCAGATGTTAATTATCTTCCTTATGGTAGAGCATATATTGAACCAGCTAGAAAATTATTTAAACAATATACTTTAATGGAGGATGCAATGTTAATTCATAGAATTGCACGTGCACCTGAAAAAAGAGTATTTTATGTAAATGTAGGAGCTATACCACCTAATGAAGTAGAAGCATTTATGCAAAAAACAATATCTACGATGAAAAGAACTCCATTTATGGATGAAAAAACTGGTGAATATAATCTTAGATATAACATGCAAAACATGATGGAGGATTTTTATATCCCAGTAAGAGGTAATGATCAAGCTACTAAAATAGATACTACACCAGGTTTATCATATGATGGTATACAAGATGTAGAATATTTAAGAGATAAATTATTTGCGGCTTTAAAAATACCTAAAGCGTTCTTAGGATATGATGAAAATATAGAAGGTAAGGCTACATTAGCTGCAGAGGATATTAGATTTGCTCGTACTATTGATAGAATTCAAAGAATAGCTTTATCAGAATTAAATAAAATTGCATTAGTACATTTATATACTCAAGGTTATACTGATGAGTCATTAACTAATTTTGAATTATCAATGACTACACCATCAATTATATATGATCAAGAAAAAATTGAATTATTAAAATCTAAATCTGAATTAGCACAATCTTTATTAGATCAAAAGTTAGTTCCTTCAGATTGGATTTATCATAATGTATATCACTTTAGTGAAGATCAATATGATGAATATAGAGATTTAGTAAGAGAAGATTCTAAACGTAAATTTAGAAATGCACAAATAGAAGCAGAAGGTAATGACCCAGTTGCTACTGGTAAATCATATGGTACACCTCATGATTTAGCTTCATTATATGGAGTAGGTAGAATGCAATCCGACCCTAGTAATGTACCAGCTGGTTATGCTGATGATGATCCTAAGTTAGGTAGGCCTATAGATACTATAACTAGTAGAGGTAAACAAAAGAATAATTTCGGAAAAGACCCATTAGGAGTTAAGCGTATGAAAGATAAAGATAAAAATGATGGTGATGGAATGGGTATTAGTGAATTTGAAAGTCCTAAAGTTACTCTACTAAAAAATAAGGATCTATTTAAGGGGATTAAAAAGAAAAAATTAGTATTTGAAAGAGACGAAAAGGATAGTAATTTACTTGATGAATCTCAACTAAAAGGCTAATATTTATAAATAAATATATTTTTTGATGAAAATAAAACATTCAAAGTATAAGAATACTGGTATATTATTTGAATTACTAGTAAGACAAATCACTGCAGATACCCTAAAAGGTGGGGATTCTCCTGCAATTAACATATTAAAAGATAATTTTGTTAAAACACAATTAGGTCGTGAGTATAAATTGTATGAATCTATAATGAAATCTAAGGTTTTAAATGAAAGTAGAGCTAATGTACTAATTTCTACAATTTTAGAAAGCTCTAAAAAATTTAATAGATCTACTTTAAGAAAACAAAAATATAATTTAATTAAAGAAATTAAAAAACATTACGATTTAGAATCATTTTTTGGTGCTAAAATAAATAACTATAAAGAAATAGCATCAGTCTATACACTAATAGAGGGATATAATTCTTCCGAATCTACAGATGTTAATCAAATTAATAATAATAAAATTACTTTATTGGAATTTTTAACAAAAACTGAAGTTAAAGATAAAAATCAAGACGAGGTATTAAGTGAATTTTCAGGATATGAAAAAGATTTAAGACAATTAACTTATCGTGTTTTACTAGAAAAATTTAATGATAAGTATGATAATTTAAGTATGGAACAAAAAGAAATACTTAAAGAATTTATTTACTCTATTGATTCTACTCCATCTCTTAGAGAATTTTATAATAAAAAAGTTAATATATTAAAAGATATATTATCTGAAACGTCAAAAAGTATAAAAGATAAAGCTACAAAGATTAAAATAACAGAAGTAGCTAAATTATTAACTGAATTAGACAAAACTGATAAAGTAGATAATGATAATTTAGTTGATTTGTTACAATATTATGAACTAGTTAAAGAAATTCAAGTAGCAAATGGCGTACAAGTATAAACTTTCCGAAATGTCAAAAACAGCATCAGAAAAAGATGCTGAAAAAGAATTAGATAAACCACAAAGAGGATTTGAGGTTGGCCAAGTTACTATTAGTGATGATGGTACTACTAAGTCTACTATTACTGATATAGACCCTGAAACTGGTGCAGTTAGATGGAAAGTAGAGCAATTACCTGGGTTTGATAAATTATATGATGAATTAGATGATTTAGTTGGCACAGCTAAAAGAGTTTATGTTAAAACTAAAGATGATAATAAATTTAGACAATTTTATGATGATATTAGGGTTATAAGAAATAAGGTAAGAACACATCTTAGAAATGAATACCCGGATCAATATAAAAGAATTACCAGAATAACTGAACAGGATGATGATTTTAAGGTAGATGTTATTGATTTAATGCCCTCTAATAATATTAAATTAAGAGATTTTATAAAAGACTCTAAATCATTTGCTATTGCTATTTTAGATATTATAGACGAAATCATGTCAGATGAGAACGCTTCTATAGTTGCTCCTTCTAACATTAAACAAGCTTTAGATGCTTTAAAAAGAGAGGCTAAAAAAGAAGTAAGTAAAGTAGATGAAGGTACTTGTGGGTATGACAGAGATGAAAATGGTAAAAAATTAAATGGACCAGGTGGATTAGGTGAAGGTGATACCTATGAAAAAATGGCTGCCAAAGGTAAAAAAGCAGGTAATTTAAAACAGGGTACAGTTAGAAAAAGATTAAATATACCTAAGGGAGAAAAAATCCCATTATCTAAAATAACCAAGGAAATATCACGTATTAAAAAAATGGATAATCCTAGTGAAAAAAATAAAAAATATTTAAAGGCTCTTAATTTAGCTAAAACGTTAAAAACAACTACTAACGTAAATGAAAGCCAAAACCCAGGAGCATCATTAGGACCTGGTCCTAAAGCTGGACCTGATGGAGTTACTGATAATTATTATGTTAAGGGATTTAAATATAAATTAGTTCCTAAAACTAAAAATGGCACTTATGTGCAAAAAGGTTCAGGACTCGAAGTTAAGAAACTCTTCTAATATGTATAATATGAAAGATAGAATAATTAAAGAAGACGATAGATTAGAAAAGTTTCAAAAAGAAAGAATTGATGCTTTTGATGATATAGAGGATCAATTAAAATCTCTAATTAAACCATTAAGACAGGCTAAAATAGAGACTATTAAATACTATAGAGACGTAGAACCTAAAAGTTATTCTGTAGTATATGGAACAGATTTAATTAAAGATTATATAAAAGATATTAAAACACTATTAGACAAAGATGAGTAATATGAAAACTTTACAAGAACAGTATAACATGATCCAAAATGGAAAAGGTCATAAGGACGTTTTCTTAAAAAGGGCTAAAAAACAATTCCCTGGGATGATAAACGAGGCAGCTACTTACGACCAAGCTACTCATATACTTAAAAAAAGAAATGTAATTAGCGAAAATTACATAGATTTAAAACCTATTAATACTATGGAAGGTACTAAAAAAGAATCATGGGAAAAGAAATTCCAAAACTTCTTATCAGAAGCTGGTAAGTCTTCTTTAAATCCTATTGTTAACAACGATTATAATAAAGTAAATACTAAAGAACAAGAAGATAAAGTTTCTTCAGACCCAAATTATAAATTTGAAGTAGAATATGGAGCAGCTGGAAGATACAAGCAAGTATCTGATGGTGTTGAAAATATTGCCTCTCATAATTATGACTATTCACCTAAGGTAGATAACATTAACAATGTAAACGCTCAGGAAATGATGAATGGAGTATATTGTGAAATTAAAAATGATCCTAATTTAACCTTAGAAGAAGCACAAGAAAAAGTAATCAAAAATTTAGCTAAAGATGCTTTATTTTATGTCAAAGAAGGACAATTTGGTGTACAAGGATTAGGATATACTGAAGATGCCCCGGGATTTGGTGTTAAAAAGAATGCAGGTAAAACTTATGGTGGTAGTGGATTTAGCGAAAAACTTCAGGACTCAGATAATAAATGGGAAGTAGTTAAAGAATCTGTGAATGATATTTTAAAAGATAAAAATCTAATTAATGAATCTATGGTAGCTACTACTGGTAATCCTAATAGTTTAGCTGCTATGTCTAGTGAAGTTATTAACCAAATGTTGGAAAAAGAAGGTTTAAAAGAAACAGCAAGTTCTGATTGGGTTAATGTAAATGAGGAAAACAAAGAACCAGAATTACCTATGGATGAAGATGTTGAAGAAGCAAGACAAAAAGCTATAGAAGCATCTCAAGAAAAAGCTGGTATGGATGTTAGTGAGGATGATGTAGATGAAGCTAAAGGTAAAGATCATGATGGTGATGGTGATGTTGATTCTGATGATTATTTAGCTGCTAGAGATAAGGCTATTAAAGCTAATATGGCAAAGAAAAAAATGAAAAAAGAAAATATAGATACTAAATTAGCTGAAATAGGTAAAGAAGGAGACATTGTTAAGTTAGAAGCTCAATTAGAATATTTAACTAACCATATTCAGGAAAAAATAGATAGAGTAGGTTCTATTAATGAGGATGATAACTTAAAAGAATTAGTAGATAAGAAAAAAATGAAGGACATGCAAAAAGAAATTAAGCTTTTAGAAAAAAGAAAAGCTAAAATGGAAAAATTGTATGAAAAAATGTCTGGTAAATCATTTCAAATGCCCGAAGTAGTAGATGAAGCTCATTGCTATAGTGAAGAGGATGATATTAAAAATGAATCATTTGATTCTTTAGTAAAAAAAGTAGATAAAGCTAAGGGATATGATAAGGAAGATGCTAAAAGAGTAGCAGGATTTATTGCTAATAGAAAAAGAGCAGGAGCAGGTTCAGGACCAACTGCTAAAATGAAAAAAAGAGAAGGGTAAAATAATTCTAAATGAAGCAATTACTAATAGAAACGCACGCGTTTAAGGCGTCACCCCAACAAATAACAGAAAATGTTACTAAAGAAGGCAATTTACTTGTTGAAGGGGTATTAGCTACTGCTGAAGTAAAAAATGGTAATGGTCGTTATTACGCAAGAGAATTATGGGAAAGAGAAATGGATAAATATAAAGAACTTATAGAACAAAGACGTTCTGTAGGAGAGTTAGACCACCCTGAATCCCAGGTAGTTAACCTAAAAAATGTATCGCATTTAATTAGGGAATATAGTTGGGATGGTGATAATATTAAAGGAGTTATTGAAATTCTACCTACCCCATCAGGAAATATATTAAAGGAATTAATTAAAAATGGTGTTACAGTTGGTGTATCATCTAGAGGTATGGGTTCACTAGAACAAAGGGGTAATGTAATGGAAGTACAAGATGATTTTGAATTACTTTGTTGGGATTTTGTTTCTACACCTTCTAATCCTGGTTCTTATATGCATGAAGTAATTAAAGAAGGAAAAGAACCCCAAATATTTGATTATACTAAAGTTAATAAGATAGTTACTGAAATCCTTTGTTCAAAAGGATCTTGCCCTATAGTGTAATTTTCTCGATTTTAATAAATATTCATATACGTATAACCGTAATACACCATCATTCTATATGGTGTTCAATAATGTAAAATTTTCTATTGCGCTTCATGAATAAGCGTATTTCACAAACTTAAATTTTGGGATATGGCAACAAACAGAGATTTGCTAAAAGAGGCAATTGCTGATGCTAAAGCCGTTAAGGAAACTGCAATCGCAAACGCCAAACTTGCTCTTGAAGAAGCTTTTACTCCACACCTTAAAACTATGCTAGCTGCAAAGTTAGACGAAATGGATTCTGATGATGATAAAGTCAAAGAAGGATACGATACAATGTATGACGAAGACGATATCAAAAAAGAAGAAATGGACGGAAAAAAGAAAAAAGGTAAGGAAGTAAAGGAAGAAGAAGAAGAAGTTAAAGAAATGGATGCTGTTAGCTTTAGAAGAAAAAATTCTCCTTCCTACGAAATGGACCCGGATGGTGGACCTGTAAATCCAGTACCTCACAAGGTTGGTAAGTCTACAGTTCAGGAAGATGAAGTAGAAGAAGAAATTGATCTAGACGAGCTATTAGCTGAATTATCCGAAGATGACAATGTAGATGAAAACAGACGTACCGATGCTGAAGAAGAAGGATACGAAGATGGATTTAAAGACGCAAAATCAGATATTAAGAAAATCTTAAAAAAATCTGAGGATGACGCTGAAGATGAAATTGACGATCTAAAAATTTCAGAAGAAGACAAATCTAAAGACAAAAGGGACGACATGAAAGAAGAAATGGAAGACATGGACAACTCCAAAAAGAGAAAGAAAATGGAGGAAGAAATGGAAGATTCTAAAGATTCTAAAAAGAAAAAGGAAATGAAAGAATCAGAAGAAGTTTCTGAAGATGCTCGAACTGATGCTGAAGAGGAAGGCTACAAAGATGGTATGAAGGACGAAAAAGAAGACATGGAAGACAAGGAAATTGACCTTGAAGATATGTCTGAAGACGACCTAAAAGGATTCATTGAAGATGTCATTAAAGATATGATCGTTGATGGTGAAATTGAGCCAGGAGACGAATTTGTTGAGGACGAAGTTGAAGTCGAAGACGTTGAAGACGTAGACGTAGACGTAGAAATTGACGAAGAAATGAAAAAGCCAGAAGATAAAAAGAAAAAGGAAGTGAAAGAAGAAGAGATAGACGAAATGTCTAAAAAAGAAAAAAGAGAAGGCGACATGAGAAAACCTTTCAAAGACAGATCAAAAGCACAAAAAATGACATTAGATATGTCAAGAGACGGTGAAAGCGATTCTGAAATGAAAGAAGAATTAGAAGCAGCTATAGCTCAAGTAAATGAGTTAAAAACTGAACTAAATGAAGTTAATCTTTTAAATGCTAAACTTCTTTACACTAACAAAATCTTCAAAGCTAAAAACTTAACCGAAAGTAAAAAAGTTAAGGTATTAAAAGCATTTGACAAAGCTAAGGATGTTAGACAAGCTAAAACTATCTATGAAACATTACAAGAAGGTTTAATTGATAAATCTTCAATTAATGAATCAATTAGAAAAGGTTCAGCTTCGAAAGCTAGTGGTTTAGAACCTAAATCACAGAAACAACCTATAATTGAGTCTAATGCTGTGTATGACCGTATGCGTAAGCTAGCGGGATTAATTTAAAAATTTTATTAACCTATTAAATTTAAAACGATGAGTTTAAATACTTTATTAGAAAGCGCGAACCCTTACCAATCACTACAAAGTGATGCTGCTAAATTAGCTGGTAAGTGGGAAAAAACAGGTCTATTAGAGGGGTTAGAAGGTGCTCATAAAAATAACATGGGTATTATTCTTGAAAACCAAGCTAAACAACTTGTTGTAGAGAGTTCATTAACTGGTGGAGGCGCTGCTTCTTCAGGAACTTTCTCAAGCCAAACTGCCGTTAATGTCGGTGGTCAATGGGCTGGAGTTGCTTTACCATTAGTAAGAAAAGTATTTGGTCAGATTGCTGCAAAAGAATTTGTTAGCGTTCAACCAATGAATCTTCCTTCTGGTCTAGTATTCTTCTTAGATTTCCAATATGGAAATAATAAAACACCTTTCAAAGCTGGTGAATCATTATATGGTACAGGCGGTGGAGTTAACAACCCATTTGGTAACACAAATGTAGGTGGTTTATATGGTGAAGGTAGATTTGGATATTCTATCCAAAATACACAATCATTAGTTTCTACTGGTGTAACAGTAGCAACAGCTTCTTGGAAAGATGTAGATTACGATGCTACGTTATCAGCTTCTGCTGTAGCGAATGAGCTAGTAAAAATTGGTGTACCTACAGGATCATTAGCATTTGCTGATTTCGCTGGAGTACAAGGATTCCAAATATTCTCAGGATCTAACGGTGGTGTAGCTGTACACAACACTGGATCTGCTGGTAAGCAGTTTAGTGCATTAACACACTACGATAATGATGGACACGTATACTTTATTGCAAGAACTTCTTCTTTCGGTGCATTAGCAGCTGATGGTGAAGTAGCAGTAGCATACCAAATCCAACCAACTGATAGATACAGAGGTGACTTTGAAGCGGGTGCAGAATTACCTAACTCGTTCAACAAACAAAGCGGTTCAGGTGTAGCTGCAGGATGTTGCCCAGAGCAAGTTATTCCAGAAATCAACATTCAGATGAAATCATCTGCAATAGTTGCTAAAACTAGAAAACTAAAAGCTGTATGGACTCCTGAGTTTGCACAAGACTTGAATGCATACCATGCATTAGACGCTGAAGCAGAATTAACATCAATCTTAAGTGAGTATATTTCATTAGAAATCGACTTAGAAATCTTAGGAATGTTATTAGATGACGCTTCTGCAGCTACTGAAGCTTGGTCTGCAGTAAACAATGAAGCTATCGTACACTCAACAGGTGCGGTAAGTGACTTGAATTTCTACAACTCACAAGGACAGTGGTTCCAAACTTTAGGAACTAAAATCCAAAAAGTGAGTAACATCATCCACCAGAAAACTTTAAGAGGTGGTGCTAATTTCTTAGTATGTTCTCCAACAATCGGTACAATCCTAGAAAGTATTCCAGGATTCGCAGCTGATTCAGATGGTGATGCAGCAAAAGCTAATTATGCATTTGGTGTACAGAAAGTAGGTCAATTAAATGGTAGATACAAAGTATATAAAAACCCTTACATGACTAGTAACAAAATCTTACTAGGATTTAGAGGTTCACAGTTCCTAGAAAGTGGTGCTGTATTTGCTCCGTATATTCCATTAATTATGACTCCACTAGTATACGATCCAGATACGTTCGTACCTAGAAAGGGTCTATTGACTAGATATGCTAAGAAAATGGTAAGACCAGAATTCTACGGTACTATCGAAGTTGCTGGTTTAGATACTCTATAATATTAGGTACTAATCTAGACTTTCAATAAATTAAGCCCAGACATAGTCTGGGCTTTTTTTTCTCATATTTATAACAAAATACTATATTATGAATATACCAATTTATGATGGTTGTCCTATTTGGAATGAAAATGCTGTACCTTTTGGATTTTATAATGCACAATCTGATTTCCAAACTGATGCTGTTAAAGTAGCTAAATTTGTTACCTCTAGATTAGGTTATCCTTTAGTAGATATAGAATTACAATCTGGATCAATATTTACTGCTTTTGAAGAAGCCGTTACTACTTATGGTAATGAGTTATATGCTTATAAAATAAGAGATAATCAATTATCTTTAGAAGGATTATCTACAGGATCTGATTTAAATACAGCTCAATTAAATCCAACATTTGAACCAATAGTTCGTTTAACTGAGCAATATGGTGCAGAAGCAGGTTCCGGTGGTAATGTACCGTATTATTCCGGTTCTTTTGCATTAACAGCTAGTGTACAGGATTATTCATTTTCTACATTTATGACTGGAAGTGGATTAACTGGTTCGGAATATGCTAATGGTATAGAAGTTAAAAGAGTATTTTATCAACCACCTTATCCAGCATCAGTTAGATATTTAGACCCTTATGATGGATTTGGATTTGGAGGTGCAGTTGCAGCAGGTATAGTTGGATTTGGAGGTTTTGGAATGGGAATGGGTTATTTAATGGCTCCTCTTAATTTCGATTTACAAGTTATCCAACAAATAGAAATGAATGAAATGGTTAGATTATCTAATTATACATTTGAAATTAGAAATGATAAGTTAAGAATATTTCCAATACCTAATAATCAAGACCCAGCAGGAGAACAAGGTAATTCTTTAATACTTAATAATGAGTTACCATTAGATACACCTGTACCTACAACCACAGCAGCTATTACATCATCAGCTTTAGCTTTAACTGGTGTTTCTGGTAGTGGAGCTACGGGAGCCGTTTTTAGTGATGGAACTAATATAACTAAGTTACAAGTAGTTACTACAGGTAGTGGTTATGTAGTGGGAGATGTAATTACAATATCTCAAGCTGATTTAGTATCAGCTGGATTTACAGCAGCTAGTGGTGATTTAACAAGTACCCTAACTGCAGGAAATATAAATGTTATTTGTACAGCAGGTGAAGTATGGTTTGAATATATTTTAAGAGATGAAAGAATGGCTACTGCTGTTAAACAAACACCAGATAGAATTACAAATGTATCAAATACACCATTTGAAAATCCTAATTATGATCAAATAAATTCAGTAGGTAGACAATGGATATTTGAGTATACTTTAGCATTATCTAAAGAAATGTTAGGTTATGTTAGAGGTAAGTATAGTAGTATACCTATACCAAACGCTGAAGTTAATTTGAATCAAGGTGATTTAATATCAGCTGCTACTACAGAAAAAACTAACTTAATAGAAAGATTAAGAGCTTATTTTGATGAAACATCAAGACAAGCACTACTAAACCGTAGGGCCTCTGAAGCAGAATCTAAAATGATAGAATTGCAACAGGTTCCTTACACAATTTATATAGGATAATATGGCAATGTTTACCAGAGATAGAGATTGGTCTTTAATGAGGCATCTCAATAGAGAATTAATGGGTAATATTGTAACTCAGCAATGCGCTATTTACCAATATCAATTAGAACAAACTAAAGTTAATTTATATGGTGAAGCATCTGAAGAAAAATATTTTGATGGTCCATATTTATTCAATGTTTTTATAAATAGAGCAAATCAGGAATATATAGAAAATTTAGAAGGTATTCAATTTAATCAACCTATAGAATTTTATTTTTTAAGGGATGATTTAGTAGAAAAAGATATTGTACCAAGAGTAGGTGATATTATATTATATGAAGAAGCCTATTTTGGAGTACAAAGTACTATAGAAAATCAATATTGGGGAGGTAAAAATCCTGAATTCCCTAATAATGATTCTGATGGAGAACCTAATCCACTTAATCCTGGTTTAGATAGATATGGCAATAATGTATCTCTTTTAGTATCTACTTATTACATACCAGCAGACAAATTATCATTATCACCACATCCAGAAAGATTCTAATGGCTAAACCAAGAAAACCAATACCAAAATCCCAGTTAACCCTAAGTAGAAATAAACATTCTGCTTTTAAGGGTAGAGAAGAGCAAGGAGTACAAACTAATCCTAATGATGCTAATATACCTAATAACCCTAATTATAGTGAAACAGGTATACAACATAATAGATCAGCTCAATTAAGTTATAAAGAAGATGATACTAAACAGTTTTCTGTTGGTATTATGGATATTGATGAAGCTATATTTTGGTATTTTGAAAATAAAATACAACCATTTGTATACCAAAATGGTCAAAGAAGAGAAGTGCCAATAATTTATGGTGCGCCTGAAAGATGGAAATCATTTCAAAGAGATGGATACTATAGAGATAAAAATGGTGCTATTATGTTACCTATAATGGTAATAAAAAGAGATTCATTAGCTAAAGATAGAACTGTAGCTAATAAATTAGATGCTAACTTTCCTAATTTATATGGTATATATTCTAAACAATTTAGTCAAAAGAACTTTTATAGCAATTTTGCTACACTAAATAATAGAAAACCAGTTGAAACCTTCCAAGTTGTAGCTCAACCAGATTATGTAACTATGGAATATAGTGTACTAGTTCAAACATATTACATGGAACAATTAAATAAAATAATAGAAGCCTGTGAATATGCATCTGATGCTTATTGGGGTGATCCTGAAAGATATATGTTTAGAGCTTATATAGATCAGTTTACTACTGCTACTGAATTAACAGTAAATAAAGATAGGTTGGTTACTGGTACCTTTAATATTAGATTACGTGGATATATTATACCAGATACTATTCAAAAAGATTTAGCTTCTACTAAAAAGTATAATTCTAAGGCTAAAGTTACTATAACAAATGAAGTAGTAAGTGAAGTTGAAACAGCTGGTGTTGTTACTAAAAATCCTACTAGCGATGGTAGGCATAGAAGTTGACTTTAAGTAGGGTATACTATATTTATAATAAATAAAAATTACAAATTATGGAAAGTAAAAAGTTATCAGATAAAGAGTTGCAATCATTAAAAGAATTTCAAGAAAGAAATAATAATATTATTGTCACTCTTGGAACAATAGATGTAAGAATAGATGCTCTAGAGGAGCAAAAAGAAAATGAATTAGAAAAATTTCGTAGTTTAACTGTAGAACAAACAACCTTTGGTAAAGAGTTAAACGAAAAGTATGGTGATGGTAATATAGATCTAGAAAAAGGAGAATTTACACCGTCAAAATAGTTTTTTGAAATAGTTTCTAATATTTATAATAAAACAATATTAAATATAATATAAGACAATGGCAGAAAC